ATCAGCTGAAGAAGTGGTCTTTGGAAAAATGTTGCAGGTAGATATGAGATGGATGGTAAGAAAGTATACGCAAAAGAGATATACAAAAATCCAGATAAGTATTTTACAGAAGAAGTAATGCAAAAGTTAGATGATATTGCAAAAGAAGAATATTCATATGGTTAAAGTATACGATAATATTATTCCTAGTCTTACTTGTAAAAGACTTTTAGATTTATTTGAAAAAAATACAGAGCATCACGAATATATTGATTGTAATAGTTGTCCTTGTTTTACTCAATTAAATCTAAATCAGTTATCCCAAAATATTGTCCAATCATTAATACCTTATCTTGCAGAGGTATATAAAAAATATAAGAAAGATACAAAATCAAAATATATTCCACCATTAAAAGAATTAGAGGAGTTTAGAATTAAGAGATATTATAATAATGGTAATGAAAAATTTGATGAGCATGTTGATGTCACTGACTACAATTCGTCATTGAGAGCAGTTGCATTTTTATTTTATTTGAATGATAATGATGGAAATACTTTGTTTCCTTCACATAACTTGAATATTCAACCAGTTTCTGGTAGAGTAATAGTGTTTCCTCCAACTTGGGAATATCCACATACTGGATTACCACCGAAAAATGATTCTAAGTATATTATGAGCACATACATTCATTATGGAAAGAATTGAAACTACTATTCTTCGTAATCTGATTTTTGATGAAGAATACTCTAGAAAAGTAATTCCATTTATCGAACCAGATTATTTTGAGAATAAAACCGAGAAAATAATATTTCAAGAGACAACACAATTTATTGTGAAGTATGATGCTGCGATTACAGTTGAAGCACTCAACATAGAGATAGAAAATCGCACTGATTTAACAGAGGATGAAATAAAAGAAGCCAGAGAAACTACAAAAATATTTGATGATTCACCGATAGATAAACAATGGTTACTTGATTCAACTGAAAAATGGTGTCGTGATCGTGCTATATACTTGGCACTTATGGAATCGATTGCATTAGCAGATGGACAAGATGACAAAAAAGGAAGGGATGCTATTCCTAGCATTCTGTCTGATGCTCTGGCTGTTTCTTTCGATAATCATATAGGTCACGATTATTTGGAAGACTATGAAGAAAGATACGAATCATACCACAGGAAAGAAAGTAGAATTAAATTCGACCTTGAACTCTTTAATAAAATTACAAAGGGAGGTCTTCCAAACAAAACACTCAATATTGCACTTGCGGGAACTGGTGTAGGTAAATCTTTGTTTATGTGTCATCATGCTAGTTCTGTCCTTTTAGATGGTAAGAATGTTTTATACATTACTCTTGAAATGGCAGAAGAAAAGATTGCAGAAAGAATCGATGCAAACTTATTGAATGTAAATATACAAAATATAACTGAACTTCCTAAACCTATGTTTGAAAGTAAGGTAAATAATATTACAAAGAAAACACAAGGAACTCTTATAATTAAAGAGTATCCTACTGCATCTGCACATTCAGGTCATTTTAAATCATTATTAAATGAACTCGCACTGAAGAAATCATTTACTCCTGATATTATATTCATAGATTATCTGAATATATGTGCATCATCTCGTTATCGTACAAATAACAATGTCAACTCGTATTCCTATATTAAGGCGATTGCTGAAGAACTCCGTGGTCTTGCAGTTGAGGCTAATGTACCTATCGTCTCCGCCACTCAGACGACTCGTTCTGGTTTTAGTAGTAGTGACATTGACCTTACTGATACGTCAGAATCCTTTGGTCTCCCTGCCACTGCTGATCTTATGTTCGCTCTCATTAGTACGGAGGAACTTGAGACGTTAAATCAAATTATGGTTAAACAACTAAAGAATAGATATAATGATCCAACTATCTACAAACGTTTTATTGTAGGTATTGACAGAGGAAAGATGAGGTTGTATGATTGTGAACAGTCTGCTCAAGATGATATTGTTGATACCACTTACAATGCACAAGAACCATACAGACTAGATAGTGATGATAAACATTCTAAAAAATTTCAATCTCTTAAATTTTAATTATGCCTAGTTACACAAATAGAGTTCTTGGAAATGATCCCTTGAACATTGGGATTCCTGAACCAACACCACCCAAACGTCCAGAGAAACCACCTGAAGTAAAAATATTTGATCAACAGAAAAAAGGTGTTAGCACCGAGAAATACTTGGAGTTTGTTAATGCTGTCACTTCTGACGAGAGTAAACATGATGGTCATTTTCAAGATCGTCTAAAAAATCTAAAGTCAAAAGGTTTTGATACTAATAGATTTATCACTGCTGCTGTAGGATTATCTGCAGAGTCAGGTGAGTTTACTGAAATTATAAAGAAGATTGTTTTTCAGGGTAAAGAACCAACTGAAGAAAACTTGTTTCATCTAAAACGTGAACTAGGTGACATCATGTGGTATGTTGCTCAGGCATGTATGGCACTTGATGTTTCTATTGATGAAGTCATTGAGATGAACGTAGAAAAACTCAAAGCACGTTATCCTGGTGGAGAGTTTGATGTCCACTATTCCGAAAATCGTAAACAAGGAGATTTGTAAAATGTTAACTAGACAAGTAGAAGATTCATTAAGAGCAGCACAAGAACACTTAAGAGATGCTCTTGCATTTGCAGCAAGAGGTGAGAAACCTTACGTAGCAAAACACATAGGTTCATTCCTAGCAGACATTGAAAACTTAATAGAAGCACAAGATCTCATAGAACAGATGAGAGATAAGTTAGATGCACTACCTGATGATGCTAAATAGTTGATGTAGAATACTAAAAGATCATGAGTAGATTTTCAGATTTAGTTGGTGGTAAAAAAACTACACCTGCTCCTGTGGTAGAGGAAGCACCTAGACCAGAAGAAGAAATTGCAGATGCAATAGCAGAAACTGTAGATTTCCACTCTATGTCAAAAAATGAACTTGAGGACTATGGACGTACCGTAGGTATTGAGTTAGATAGAAGACATAGCAAAAGAAAATTGATTAAAGAATTAGAAGAACACTTATCAACATAGCTATCATGGCTGGTCTAAGTCCAACAGAACTCGCTAAAAGAACTAATCTTGATATTTTCTTAAAAAGAATTGAAGGTAAAAAATCATTTACCACAGCGAACAATGGTGGAAAAACTGTAAAGATTAATATTGATTATGCTAAACATATTAAGAAGTATGGTATTGAATCTTTAAAAGATAAAAGAGGAACTATTTTATTTGAAACAGTAAACAAGTCATTCTCACTTCCTAACACACCCAAAGGTCATGTTAGACTTAGCCAACTGTATAAAGATTCTGCGTTTGCTGGAAGAACTCAGAAAACTACAAAAGCAGAGGATAAAGAAGTTGCTAGTTTAAATGAACAACTAGTAAAAATAATGGATTCAACTGGATATGATTATGTTAAAGTGAAGGTTGGAAAGAATACTTATACAGTTACATCTGTTACTAAAACTAAAGGAAATCCAAAATCTGATTTTAGTTTTGTTGATACTAAAGGGAAACCAGTAGGTTTTATATCTCATAAAGATGGTACAAGTCCAAAAGGATTTCAACAATGGTCAGGTACATCACAACAATACGCAAAAGAAATTTATAAACATAAAGAAACACAGGACTTTATTAATACCTTAAAAGGTATGTTTCCTACAGGAATGCCAAATGCAACAACTGTAGGTAGAAAAATAAGTAGTCCAAAACTTAAAAAAATGGCAGTCTATGGACAAGATGTTGGAAGAGGAAGTACTGGAATTAATAATGTAGATCTTGTATTACAAGGACCATTAAAATTAAAAAAAGTTGGATCTTACTATGAAGTAACTTCATCATTTAAACCAGGTATAAGAGGTCAATACGAACCAATACTTTTAGGAGTATATAAAGGAGATAGAAGTGACCATGGAATTAAGGGTGCTAGAATAACTATAAATCCACTTGGCGGAAGAACAGTAAAGGAATACGTGTAACACTATATAAAGTGTCCACTATCCCTGTACAAAGGTAATAGATGCTGCTATAATAAGGATATGAAAAATACCCACTTAGAGCATATAGAAGATGAGATCCTCAACAGAGGGTCTAAAGGTGGTAGAGATGTTATCGATTTTCTAGAAGATATTGGTAAGTTTCTTCATCAACGACCAAACGAAGTCAACATCACTACCAAGTGGGATGGTGCGCCTGCGATTATTTGTGGAACAGATCCTGAG